CCGCCAACCTGCGTTCCGCCAACCTGCGTTACGCCGACCTGAGTTCCGCCAACCTGCGTTACGCAAACCTGAGTTACGCAAACCTGAGTTTCGCCAAAGACGGATCAATCTGCCGTATGGATTTCGGCGGATGGAGTATCTGCATCCGAGCCACATACACATCTATCGGATGCCAGACGCACGAAAATGAGAAATGGCTTGCATGGGGGTACAGAGCAAATGCGATCATCAAGATGGAGCCACGAGCGTCGGCATGGTGGAGAATGCATGGCGATGCCATCAAAGCCGCTATCGTCGTCGTGATGAAGAAAGCCAAACAGGAGAAACAGAATGGCAAAGCGTGACCTCTGGGAGGCAATGCTGGAGCGCAAGCGTCCGCTGGACATCGCGCTCGTGACGGACTGGATGGTAGGCGCGGCGGTCGCGCTCGGGTGTTTGGCTGTGGTGCTGGCTTTGCTGGCAACGATTGGAGGCGAGTGATGGTTCAGCTTCGCGACGGCGGACGGTATCGGTTGAGGAATGGAAGAGTAATTACGTTGAGTACCCGTACTGACGTATACCCGTGGGTGGGAAGCAATGGTGAGACGTATACGGAAAGTGGCAGTTACAGCGTTATGTCCGACGAAAACAATATGGACATCATCGCCGAAGTGCCCGAAGAAAAGGAGGAACCGATGGATATGGTTTGGGTGTTGGGTAAATACTACACCGCGAGCAATGGATGCAAAGCCCGTTGTCTGTGCATACATGACGGCTACGCGTTTATGCATGTTGACGATAATCGCGGCCCAAGAGAGGCCCATTACATTGCCTGCACCGATGGACGGTGCAAGAACGGCGATACGGCTTACGACATCACAGGCCCATGGGTCGAGCCGCTGAAGATCAAGTGGGAGATGGTGCCTGGCGCGTTTTATAAGATGATTATTAATGACAATGACGGCGTTCAGATTATCGGAGATGGTGGCATGTGGCAGTATGTCACTAACCTTTGGATGGATCACATTGCCAATGGTTGGAGTGGTCATCTTGGTGAGACGAACTACCGGGATGGGCGGATTGAAAGGAGTAAGCCGTGAGAGATCGCACAACGTACATCGGTGGCACTGATGTGTCAGCCATCTTCGGAAAGAACAAGTGGAAAACCGCGTTCACGGTCTGGCGCGAGAAGATCGGCGAAGGCGAGGAGACGCCGGACAATCCGAGCATGGAGTGGGGTCGCAGGTCGGAACAGATGATCGCTGAGAAGTTCTGCGAAGATCACGATCTTCTGATCGACATGACAAAGCCCCAAGACCTCGTGCATCCGCAGTTCCAGTTCATCGGCGGCACCGTGGATCGCTGGCTTGTGGATTCGACCGGTAAGACGTTCGGGTTGGAGATCAAAACGGCGCACAGCCGAACCGACTGGACAGACAACGAGGTTCCGCTGCATTACTGGATGCAATGCCAGTGGTATTGTGGCATCGCCAAGGCGCTTGGTTACGATGTGGACGGCTGGTATCTTGCCGTGCTGTTCGACGGACGCGACTATGTTGAATACTGGATTCCGTTCGATGACATCTGGTTTGACGGCGCTGTGCGGGACATCGCAACATGGTGGGTGGCACATGTCATCAACAAAGACCCCGTTGACGTTGACGGATCGGACGCGGCGAAAGCCTACCAGACGGAACGCTTCGCTGTAACAGAGAAGCAAGCAATCCTGCCGAGCAGCATGATCTCCGCAGCTGACCGCACGCTTCTGGCGGAATACCTCACGATGAAGCGGAACATGGAGCTGCAAGAGACAACACTTGACATCCTCGAAACGCAAATCATGGGCATCATCGGAACGAACAAGGGCGTGGCGCTGGACAATGGGGCTACCGTGACATGGGTGCGCTCCAAGCCCACCGAAAGCGTCAAGTGGAAAGATGTCGCCAAGGCTGCGCAGGTTCCGGACGACATCATCAAGCAGCATACAACGGTCGGCGCTGGCCGGTCGTATCTGAAAGTGGCTGGACTGGAACAGGAGTAGGAACATGGCGAACGATGTTGCGACCAAGATGAAGGAAATCAGTGGTTGGCTGGAGACGCCGGGGATTCAGGCGAGCATCACCAAGGCGTGCGCGAAGCATCTCACCGGGGAGCGCCTGACGCGCATCGTCATGTCGGCGATCTCCCGCAACCAAGGTCTGCTGGAATGCACGAAGGAAAGCCTGTACAGCGCCGTCCTGTGCTGCGGCCAGTTGGGGCTGGAGCCGTCGCTCCTCGGCGAAGCGTACCTCGTGCCCTACAACAACAGTAAGATGGGACGCAAGGAGGTGCAATTCCAAGTCGGCTACAAGGGACTGGTTGCCCTTGCGCGCCGGTCGGGAGATATCTCCACGATAACGGCGGAATGCGTTCACGAGAAGGACACATTCTCCTACCGCCTCGGCGACGATCCCAAGATCGAACACATCCCGGCGCTGGACGATGAACCCGGATCATGCACACACGTCTACGCTATCGCCAAGCTGAAAGATGGCGGCATTCAGCGCGTCGTCATGACCAAGGGCGCGATTGAGAAGATTCGCACACGCAGCAAGGCCGGATCGTCCGGCCCGTGGGTGACGGACTGGGAGGAGATGGCCAAGAAAACCGCCATCAAGCGACTCTGCAAGCTCCTCCCCATGAGCATCGAACTGGCCGATGCCATCGACACCGATACGAGCGCCGAGTCGGATGTTCCGATGCAGCTCAAGGATGTGCCTGCCGAAGTCGTGGACACCACCGCCCCGAAGTCCCGCAATAGCGCCAAGGCCCGTGCCGCGATCTCCAAGCCGGAGCCGGAAGTCGTTCCCGTCGAGGCCGAACCCCTGGCCGAGAAGGACGAGCCGGAGTCCTATCTGACGTTCTTTACGAGCCTGTTGCAGCGCAATCCGGACCTGTTCGCCAAGACGATTGCCAAGGCGTCGGAAGCGGACCCGAACTTCATGGGCGTCAAGACGGAGGATGACCTGGCGCGCTTCGACGAAGCCGACCTGTCGTTCCTGATGACGCAGTATCAACTCGTGATCTAAAACCCTATGCGGGCGCTCCTGCCATCGTGCAGGGTGCGGCGACTAGAGCCACCCGCCCGTCGCGCGCCGAAACCATTGCCCGGTCCTCAGCCGGTCGGCATAACGAGATAACCCGTCGCCCGCATCTTTGAACACTACCGCCGCCCCCGTCGAGCGTACCAAGGGGGGAACGTTCCGGGGGCGGTTACTCTGAATGAAAGGACTACCATGCAATACGAAAAAGCTCCGTTCCTGAATATGGCCGTCGTGACCGGTCGCCTGTTGAATGACCCGCAGGTACATGACAACAACCGCGTTACGGTGTTCTTCCACATCAACGGCTACTTCGACAAGACCACCAAGCGCGAGAAGAACTACGTGCATATCGGCGTCACCTGCTTCGGTAAGGCAGCGGCATTCCTCGCAAAGCGCAGCAAGGGAGACATCCTAACATTCACGGGCCGCATGGGTGGTTACGAGCAGGACGTTGGCGGCAAGAAGGTGTGGCGGCATGAGATATGCGCTGACAAGGTTTGCCTCTATGGCTCCGTCAAGGGATTCGATGAAGTGGACGACGCCGAGCCAACCGCAGACAACAATCCCACTCCGCCAGAGCAGAAGGCCCAAGGCGAGGCCGAAGAATACGACGACGAAGGAGCGCCGTTCTAATGCGTGCCGTCACACAGCCAAGCCATAGGGCGATCAAAGTAGCATCCGCCATTCACGCAATGAACGCGCTCGAAAACCCCTGCAAGTATTGCCCGTATCAGAATACCCATGCGCATTGCCCGGAGAACTACTGCCACAAGGTCGCTATGATCATCGACTCCATGTTAAAGGAGAAGCCATGACATGTAAGATCGCGGTTGAAATCAACCCCATGAATGAGAAGTGGTGCGGCATGTGCAGAAAATTGTCAAGCTATCTGGGATGCCGGTTCTATTGCAGTATTCTCGGAAACGAAGAACTCAATTACGATCTGGATGGAAATATCATGCGTCATCCCGATTGCATCAAGGCCGAAAAGGAGGCGATGAAATGACCGACGAACTCAAGCCGTGCCCTTGGTGCAATGGTAATGCTCACGTTAGGATATACATGCGAGATGCAACGTCGAAAATCATTGACGGGTATTCTATCGAGTGTGATGACTGCCACATCGATCCTGATATTTATGACGCTCACGAGGAAGAGGCTATTAAGCAATGGAACACCCGCCCCATCGAGGACGCGCTGGTGAAGGCGCTGGAAGCCATGATCGATCTTGTGAATGCTGATCGTCAAGACGCGGTTGAATGCGACAAGATGGCCCGTGCCGCCCTTGCGCTGGCGAAAGGAGGGAACGATGCACAATGACATTATGAGTCGATTGCGTAAAGCCGGTGTGCACGCAAGCATCTATGGCAGATTCGCGTATGATCCGATTAACGCAACAGACATCGACATCGCTATTGCGGATGACAAAGATCACACGTATCTCAGCGCCATAGAGGGAATGACATACGATCATCCGTATAACGAGGAATATGACGGAGAATGCGTTGTTGACTTCATCGAATGGAAAGACAAACAAACAAAAAAAACCATCCAAGGAGTCGTTTTTAGCCCGCAATGGTTCCCTGTTGCGATTGCAGCAAACAATACAATAGGCAGCATCTATATGAATACTAACGTTGAGTTTGAGTCGGCACGGAGTCTGCATTCGCTCACCCACACCAAAGAAGGTCGGCATGCCATCTTCGCTACTATTGAGTGTGCCATGAAAAACTACATGGACGAGCTGGCGAAAGGAGGGGCAAAGTGAGTGATAATGATAAAAACAACGGCTTTGAATGCGGAACAATCGCATCAGTAGTAAGAACGGCACGGGAACATAGCGCCGAACTTGAAAGCGAACTGGCGACGGCGCGCAACGAAATCGCACGGCTGCGGGAACTGGTGGAGGATGCCTATAACGAGGGAGTCAATGATACATTTGACTTCGGCGTGACGGATGGAAATCGCGGGTGGCTTGATTCCGACGCCAAGGCTGCGCTCGATGGGGAGGGGAAACATGAGCTTTAATCACAAGAGCGATCTGTGCGAAACATGCGTCTGGGATGCGTGCGTCAACAAATTCTGCGCGAAGTGCGACGGGAATACCTACTACAGGGCGGCAACCGCAACCTCCCGCATCGCCGAACTGGAGGCGGAGAATCGGCGGTTGAAGGAGGCGCTGAACGTTATCTGCGCGCTCAATACTGCGGAAACGATGAAGCGCGCGGCATGGAAAGCCCTCGCCAGCGGAAAGGACGGTGACGCATGACGGAGTCATTCTCCATCGACGGCGGAAAAACGTGGATTCCGTGCGAGTTCGTAACGTTGACCGTGAAGAAGAAAAGGCATCCCAGAAAGACGCTCCGGAAGATAACAAAGGGGCCGATGAAGTTGACAGCAACCATAACGGAAGAACAGCGTATGCAGCTTGCTATTCTTGCTGCGATGACGGAATGACGGTGACGCATGACTCGGATTGAGTTTGTTGGAAGGTATGCGAAGCGATTTGCGCAACTGACTGGATGCGACTACGAGATTGCGTTCCAAACGGCAGAAGCGTGCGCAGATGCAATTTGGGATTGTTTTTGCGAACAAGAGACGCCTGAGGAATGTGCGGAATCGGAGGTTGATGCACAATCACAAGAAGAAGCAAAGGACGGTGACGCATGACCAAGGCGAAAGAACCGAGTAAGGCGACGATAAGGGCATGGTATGACGCCGTAAGCAAATGGGCGCATCCGGACCCGTTTGACGATAACCGGAACACCGATAGCAATGTTGACGCCGCTCGCATCATCCAGCGCCACGTTGACCGCGAAGTGCGCAGGGCGGTGCGGCGGCACAACAAAGTAGCGATGTGCTCCGACAGATTCGTCAAATCACTTTTTTGTGGAAGTTATATTAATACTCTATCAGCGCAGAAGAACCTTGTCGCCGCAGTCAACGCCATGAAGGATGGGAAGAAAACATGAGTGGATACGGGCCGACAGGATGGAAGGGCTGCATCACATTCGCATTGCTTGCGCCGTTCATGATCGTGGCCATGATTTTCAGGGCGATTCGCGAAAGGATTTCTAAATGAGCTTTTACGACATTGAAAACATCAGTTGGTTGAATCGTTACGACCGCCTGTCATTCGTTCTTGTTGCGCCGATGTTTATCGCCGCGACCATTTACATGACGCCTGTTTTTCTTGTCGGTTGGATTGCGCGAAAGGTATGCAAACCATGACCGCCCTATCCGACGTATACGCCGAAGCACTGGACCCGCGCAACTGGACTGAGCCGGAGGGCGGGGAAATTGAGTATGACCGGAGCGATGACTGTGACGAACCGGATGAAGATGAAAGCGAGGACGACCATGCCACGGAAGATCACGGTTGAATTGACGATAGATGAAGAATGGTTTGAAGATAATGTGAGCGATGATTTGACCATTCGCGACATCTTTGAAGATGTCGTTGGCGTCGGATTCAGAATAATTACGGAAAGCGAGGACGACGATGAGCAAGACACGACCGTTTGCAATCAGTGAGCGCATTCTTGGTGTTGTCGTCGGAATGATTGGAATGCCGTTCTTTGCAATCACAACGTTTTCGCCGGTATTCATTCACCCAGATATGGATAACGCGCTTGGGTTTTTGGCTGCCGTTCCGTTCATGGTGATCGTGTCAATCGGATCGCTTGCTGCATTGATGGTGAGCGTCAGTACGTTTATGGCGTGTGCGTTTGGCTCTGTAACTGTTACTGAAGGCGAGGATAAAGAATGAGCGACCAGACCCTATTCAAATCCATCGAGAACAACCCCACCGACATCGGCCAGCTTGCGGAGATTCTCACAAAGATCGAAGTCATGAGCGGACTTTTGCAGCGTACCGCCGAAAACTGTGAGCGTCAACACAAAGAGCTTGGCAACCTTCGGGCATCCATGCAGCCGAGCGCCAACTGAAAGGAGTGGTCGTGAAACGCATGTGCGAAAAGTGCCACGAGTACCCGAAGCACCGGGACACGAAGTATTGCCGCAAGTGCCTCGCAGCAGTCCGATCAACGATGGAACAGCATGACCGCGAGGAAGCCTACTATGACCATGTGCAGTCGATCAGGACGCACAACCGGAGAGCAGGGAGGGATGTATGAGTGCCATCAAAGAACTGATTGATATCCTCGTTGACGCAAACACCGATCTTGGCAATGACCACACATACGAGGACCGCGTTGATAACCATAGCCACGGATTCAGTGACACGACTATAGCCAACCTCAAGCACCTGCAAAGCAGGATAGCTCCCATTCAGAACACTACTCGCACTCAACGAGAGCAAGGAGCCGAGCGCATCCTATTCATGGTGCGCCAGTGCATCAACTACGCCAAGCGCGAAGGCACGCTGCCGGACGTGTTTGATGAACAACTGTGCGAAGGTATCGAGACGTTTTTTAGAGGACGTGGATAATATGGAACCCGACGACATCGAACAATACCGCAACGCCGACAACACCAGGATGCAGGAGTACCCAACCGAGATCGAAATCCGGATGGCCAAAGCAGGGACAACGAACTGGAGGCAGAAAACCGATGGACACCGATACAAACAGGATCGCCACGCTTACAAGCCCCGTGATGGAGGATTCCATTGCAAGCCTCGAAAGGGCAAAGGTGGAAGTGTGCCACCTGCCGCGCGGGGTGACGGTATTCTATAAGCAATCGAACACCATCATCGACAACGACGGCACGCTCTACGATGACTCGGCGCTGGAACTTGTGGACGCATTCAAGGACGGCCAGCGCATTGCCTGTGATGACTACCGCCTCTTGGAAGAGGTCGTGAGTGAACTCAACTGGAATACCATCTAATAGGAGATGAACAATGAACATGAAACAAGCAATGAAGCTCTACGGCTGGAAAATGCGCGAGGAGCGCCGCTCTAAGAAGCTGCAACAGGATGAAGTCGGCCAGATGGTTGGCGTTACCGGAACGACAATCTCGTACTATGAGAACGGAACCGGCGGCAACCCGTACTCCGAAGGATTTCAAAAGTTGTTCAAGCTATTCGGTGGCCTCGGGGTGTTCGACGGATCACTGAATATCATCTACAAAGAGCAGGCATCAGCGCCCGGGATTGAGCCGGTCGCCGTCCAGTCCGATCCGCTCCAGCAGGGCCACTTCAAGATACTCCGCATCAACCTGGACACAGGGGCCACCGAGGTCATCACCCATGACGAACTCATCCAGCGCGCCGTGCGCGCCGAAGAAGCTTTTGCTGCAACACGGAAGCGATACCAAAGCCTGAAAGCATCCATAAACGACCTCGCCAAATCACTGGAGGATACAGCCGCACTATTCCGCAAGGCGACCGACGACATCACCAACGCATGAGCCGTCCGAAAAAAGTTGTTGACATGACAACCCGCATACGTATAGTTAATAACTATACACAAGGAGACGCGAATGAAGCTGAATACCACGCAATTCAATATCCGCATTCCGCGCCGTATGCGTGATGATCTCGTTCGAGAGGCAACAGCCCTTGGGTTGAACGTATCGGAATACGTCCGGAGGATCATTGATGCGCGGCGCGCAGAAGCGGCACGGAAGGAGTCGTGACATGAAATGGTTCAAGCACATGACGGACGCCTTTGATGACGAGAAGCTCGCGGCGGTGGTGGCCGAGAAGGGCATGGGCGGATATGGATTCTACTGGCGAACGCTGGAGATTCTTGCCGACCAACTCGACATCGGCAAAGGAAAAACGTCTGCTATGGTGCGCTATCCGATCAAGAAGTGGGCCGACAATTATGGCATGCAGCCCCGAACATTCCTTGATTTTATCGGATGCCTGCACCGCAATTCCTTAGTGAATCTCTCGCAAATCGGAAAATATTTTGCGATCTCGGAAGGAATTGGACGCTTGACCAAAGAAGATGTTTTAGAAATTGATTGTCCTAACTTGTTGAAAATAAAGGATAATCACACTTCGAACTTGCAAGCGACTAACAAGAAACTTGCAAGCAAAGAAGGAGATGTAGAGCTAGATGGAGAAGGAGAAACAACTACCCCCCCTAAGAAAGCTAACGCTTTCTCCCCCCAAGGGGGATCGTCATTGCCCGAACAGCCGGAGAAAACTGCAACCGCCACCCCGGTCACGGCATTTTCCGAGAAAACGCCTACAAGCCCCGTAGACGATTCGGAAGCAGGAGATAAGGCAATCGCCTTACCTGCCCCATCCAAAGCGACTGGCGGGGCGCGCAAGCGGGTAAAAAGGGCATACCCAGAGAAGATCGCCGCGCTACTCGACCGGTTCGCGGAAATCAGGAAATCAGACGATAGCCGTGATGTTGCATCGAGGAGTATTGCAAAGCGAATCAAAGAAGGCCATAGTCATGAAGAACTCATGCGCTGCATCGAGAGATATCATAGGACTATAGAAAACCCCTGCTATCCATTCAAGGTTGGAAACTTCTTCGGGAACGACAAGCGATTCGTTGCCTACCTTGACGAAAACTTTACCGAACCAGAGCCGACGTTTAACCCGAACGTGCCAAGCATCTGGGATATGCTCCGCGAACAGGGCTGCGATGTGCCCACCAAGTACAGCGACGAGGACATCAAGTGGATCGAGGATCAGGAACGCGAGTTCCGTAAACCAAAGGAGGCCGCTGTTGGATGAAAAGCCAAGTACCCTCCTGAGTGAAGCCTACATGGATATCGTGGAGGGCCGCGTCAAACCCGTCCCGTCACCGTTGGGCCGGTTCAATACCAGCATCGGTGGTGGGTTTCGGGAGGGCCAAGTGACTGTTGTGGCCGGAACAGCTGGGAGCGGGAAGTCGTATTTCTTGGTGCAGCACATGCTTGACTGGACGAAAGCCGACATCCCGTGGAAGTACAAGCCGCTGGAGGATAGCAAAATCGACGTACTCCAACGTATGCTGGCGATCAACACGCATTCATGGGACCCCGTAACGCAGACCGAGGAAGCCGCATTGAACGCCACCGAGCTGAGTCTGGACCCGAACAACATCACCGTGATGAAGCGCGCCGGACGGTGCATCGAGGAAAACACCATGGTCGAAGGCGTCGATGTGAACAACTGGGGCATGGTTGAGTCGTGGATGCGCCAACAGGCTGATGCAGGCCAGCGCGTGATTGTCGTGGACCCTGTCAGCCAGATCAACTTCGTGCAGGAGTTCAAGCGATCCTTCGATTTGGAAAACAAGTTCATGCAGAACATTACCGGATGGGTGAAAAACTACCCGTGCCATATCATCCTCGTTTGCCATATGACAAAGGGCGACGGCGGCAATGGAAGCATCCGGGGGAGCGCAGCATTCACGAACCTCGCCCACAACGACATCCGCATCATGGGCCACGAGCAACGCGAAAGCCCAATCTTTATTCCCGAAGGTGGGAGGGATTCCGTGACGCACAACAAGACGATCTACATCTCCAAGGCGCGCAATGGACATACCGGGAAATCCATCGCGTGTCGAGTCGGCAATAATGGACCGGAGTTCATGGAGCTTGGGTATATCGCTCCGGAGGAAAAGAAGGGGAAATATGGACGCAATTGACCTGCAAGAAAAGATCGACCGTATTGAGCAGCATACCAAGCGACATGCCATCGAGGGGAAGCGCGACCTTGCAGCTATCGCCAAGCGCGTGGACATCATCACTGAGGACGTGCCAGACAGACGCCGCGCGCGTGCGTTCATGATTTCGGAAGCGATGGCGTGTTCCCTGCCGGGGCAAGGATCATGGCTGACGGATGACGATCTGATTCGCCGCTGGCGGCACGAGCAGCTTTCCAGCATCATCTGCGACCCAAGCACCACGTTCCAAGAGAAATGCGCGCTCTTGGAGATCGACGAGGACGATGTGCTGGAGAAGGCCGGGATTGTCTGCGAAGGACGCAGCCCTGCCGCTGATGCGCTGGCGATGTACCTCGTTGCCACCAGTCAGGTGAGGAAAGGAGCGTGCGTTGAATGAGCTGGCTCTTTTCGCAGGCGCTGGAGGCGGCATACTCGGAGGCCACTTGCTCGGATGGCGAACCGTCTGCGCCGTTGAAATCGAACCATACGCCGCAAGCGTACTTGTCGCCCGACAGAATGACGGCATTCTCCCGACTTTCCCGATTTGGGATGACGTTTGCACCTTTGACGGAAATCCATGGCGAGGCATTGTTGACGTGGTGTCGGGTGGTTTCCCTTGCCAGGATCTCAGTTGCGCCGGAAAAGGAGCCGGACTTGACGGCGAACGAAGCGGACTGTGGCGAGAGTTTGCCCGGATCATTGGCGAGGTACGACCGCGATACGCATTCATTGAAAACTCACCAATGCTCGTTATTCGCGGACTTGAGCGCGTCCTCTGTGACCTTGCCGCGATGGGGTATAATGCACGATGGGGAGTTGTATCCGCTGCCGACGCCGGAGCGTGTCACAAGCGTGAACGATTTTGGTGTGTCGCTTCCGACTCCAAGCGGGGTATCGAATCATCGTGCGAATCATGTCATGGGAAGAATGGACGAATGGGGAGGATCGTCAAATCCTTTCCGTGGGACAGAGATTGGGAAGGTGCGCTGTGCAACTTTCGAGGAATGGATGATGGGATGGCCTATGGGGTGGAGCGACTTGACTGTATCCGCAACGGACAGATTCCTTGTGTGGCGGCACTCGCATGGAATATCCTTACAGGAGGAATCGAATGAGCAATGACGACCTGATTTTCCAGAGCGACAACGTGGGCATCCGGCGCGACGGCCAGGTGGCGTTCCTTCGCCCGAAGTGTGAGATCGCAGCCCTGCGTGACATCGCCAATGAAATCAAACGGCTCCATGAGGAGCAGGAATCCAAGGAGGATGACGGGAAATGAATCACACCTGTATGGCGCTGTATGCCAAAGAGCAGCTTGATAGTATCTACACCAAACTCGCAAAGCTCGACATGGCTATCGCCGTCTATGCCATCAAGCATCAAGACATGGATGATGAATTGCGCACCATCCTTCGGGATATTTCAAGCGTGCGCAGGAAATCCTCGGAGGCGTGCAAGACAGCATGGAACCCCATTCCGGCAGTATGGAAGGAGCGAAGGCATGATTAGCATCTGTTGCGAGATATGCGGACGGACGCTCGACCAGAGACACACGCACACATCCGTCTGCGCATGGGATTCCATTTTGACGCTGGCATTGCAGCGCGAGGCACATGTGATGTGCGCGCAATGCGAACATGACATCATGCAGATACTTTCTATCCGCGCTCGTGGTGCCGCTGATCTACATAAGGAGCGGTCGGAGCAGGCGTGGATTCACGAAAGTCAGGCGCGGCATTATCCGGAAGGAGAGAAGGCGTGATTATCATCGGAATCGACCCAGGATTGAGCGGCGGCATTGCGCTGTATGACACCAAGTACAACACATGGATAGTGTACGTGATGCCTGTTGAAAAGAAGACCGGAATACACGTTGCGGAGATTCACGCACGCTTCTGTAGCTATATCCACGACTGGAGCGACACGCTGGCGGTCATCGAAAAGGTGCATGCGATGCCAGGTCAGGGTGTGACCAGCATGTTCACTTTCGGCATGGGCTATGGGAAGGTCATCGGACTCCTTGAAACGCTGGAGATACCCTATCTGAACCCAACGCCGCAGCAATGGAAGAAACGCATCCTTGAAGGCACCACCAAGGACAAGGACGCAACGATTGCGTATGTGAAGCAGCGGTACCCTGCAATCAGCCTGTTGCCGACGCAGCGCTGCACAAAGCCCCACGACGGAATGGCCGATGCCATCTGTCTTTGCGAATATGGGATGAAGGAGGTGAAATAATGGAAGCTGGAGAGATTGTTACGGTCAATGGAGTCAAGTACACTATTCGCAGGATAGCAGCGCCGCTGTCGTATTGTCCGCCAAGCGATCCGCGTCCGGATTTACTGGCCGTCCTTGATCGCGTTGCGCCAAAGCCTGACATCCGGTGGGAGCGGATTCCGGATTATGTGACGCATCTATCCATCGAACCAAGCGGACTCCGTGGAGAACGTGTTCTTGTTTTTTATAATCGAAACTACAAGGGCGATGATTGGGCGTTCCCAAACTGGCGCGATTTCATCGGGAAGACGTTCGAGAGGCCGAAGGGAGGTGAAGCGTGAAGAAAACCGACATCCGAACACTGATCGACTCCATGCGCTTGCTTGCGCGTGACATCCAGAGCGAGGACGGAGTTGCAAACATGGCGATCCGTGAAGCCGCCGACCGCATGGATGATATGCTGGCCTGTATTATGGCTCGCATCCCGGTGCAATGCCGGAAGGATAAGCGGTACGATAGCATCACATGCCGCGATTGTGAGAGCGCAGGAATGTGCCAGTGTCTGGGAGGGTACGATGATGGGAAATGATGACATCTGTGCCGTGTGCGGGAAAGAGATGTGCGGTGCATTTGTATCGCATCCGTTCTTGCGCATATGCTCGCATGATTGTTTTGATCGTCGCCAGGCTGCTGAGTTGCAGTATCTGTGGAAGATGCGGGATGATCTATTGATGCGGATGGACCAGCGAGATGAAGTAGAAGGCATCAAGCACGACGCCGGAAAGCACCGCTACGACCTGTTGCCCCCGGATGCGCTGGAGTACATGGTGGATGTGTTCACCTATGGCGCGCGCAAGTATGAAGATCGTAATTGGGAAAAGGGTATGAAATGGGGCCGTGTGTTTGGAGCAACCATGCGGCACTTGTGGGCATTCTGGCGCGGGCAGGATATTGATCCTGAGAGCGGACTGCATCACATCGCGCACGCTGCCGCGAATTGCCTGTTCCTGCTGGCCTATGCCATGCGCAAAGTTGGGGAGGATGACCGGCAATGAGCCTGATCTACTTCATCCGGCAGGGAACGCCAGAGGTTGCGCCTATTACGGTATTCCCGGAGCAACTTTTCAATGACATGCTGGCAAGGTATTATTTGATTCAACATGGTGGCCCTTCTTTTGTGCCCATTGGGAATACCGCGTTATATGTAATACGCGGAACATGTCCGAAGTGTGGTAAGCGGCGACTGAAACGGAATCGCTGTGTTCTTTCGAGATGTCGCAAATGCAAGTGGAAGCCGATACCAAGAAAGGAATCATCATGAAGATTGAAGTCGGAGGTCAGTATTTTGGGCGCTATGTCGTATGCGCCTACATCGGCAGCAAAGTGGATTGTCCCGTCTGTGGGAAGCCTATTTTCAAGGGAGCCTACACGAAGCGCGGCATTCCGAAACTCGTGCGCTTCGCATGGAATGAGGACGGAACCGATCATCGGTCGTGTCGCTTGGATGACAACCAGGCTATCGAGACGGGAGGGCTAGCGGAGTTGTACGATTTCAGTCTCTGGGGCGTCGATGTCCAGATTGGATGCCGATACAAACTCCATGGATTCGGCGACAAGAACATGGCGCGCCACGAATGCACGATTGTTGAGCGGACAAACGACGGTCTTTTCGTTGACGAGGAAGGATTCCACTACTACCAAGGAGGCATGTGTACATATGGTTTGCGAAGTAACGACATCATGGAAGTGATCGCATAAGACAAAGAAGGGACAACCGCGAGGCTGTCCCTTTCTTCTTTGCGATCCTCTTTCTACCGTATCAGGATGCTTTTCCCTTTCTATTCCTGACGGCATCGAACACCGAACGCACCGCCGAAAACGTCACGGGCCCACCATGCCAGCGCGTGTACCCGTACTCTTTCAATGCAGCCGTGATCTTGGGCGCTGAGTATCCTTCGGCGTGCCACTTTTCAATCAGGCCGATGATATGCTGCTCCGACTCGCTCTTCCGGAATGCCTTGTGGCGGCGCACCCCTTTCTCGTTGACGACGAAGCCCTGCGTCGGATCGGCCTCATAGCCGAAGGGGATCTTGTCCTCGCCGAATATGACAATCCCGTTTTCCATCGCGCGCTGATGGACAATCGACGTTCTTTCGGCAATGCGCGCGCGTTCAAACTCCGCAAAGCCCGCGAACATGGTCAGCAGCATCTTGCCGATCGGTGTTGACGTATCCAGCGGAACGCCATTGAAATCTGCCACAGCAAGAGCGCATCCCTTTTTCATCCAGAGATCGACCGTCGATAAAGCGTCAGAACACACGCGGAAGCCTCTGTCCAGCGTTGAGAGGATCACAAGGGAACATTCACCCTTGGCGACCGCCGTGTTGATCCTTGAGCCTCCGGGACGCTTTCCGAAGGCTATTGTGCCCGATGTCGCTTCATCCTCGACGTATTCGATGGAGTCACACGCCAACCCCTTTCCAGCGGCATAGCGTGCGATGACTTCCCGTTGCGCGTCAATTGTTCTGATTTGCTTGCCGGTGGATGCGCGGATATAGGCAAAGATCATGCTCTTTCCCCTTTCGCTTTGGAGATTGCATCCAGCGCCATGCGATGCGCACGAGGATCATTGGGATTCGCCTGAATCTCCATCAATGCAGCCAGCATATCCGGCGCGGCAGCAATCAGGCGAGCGTTTGACGCTTGTTCCGGAGACAGATAACGATATGCGCCCGGAGAGCTTTCTTCGTCCTGCCCGCGAGCGTATGCTATTGCGAATGTTGCGCAATCGGAAAGGCACGTATGATACTGATCAGCAGGAATAATGGCAAAAATGCCTGATCGGATATCAGCTTTCCAAGGCCCAGGTGTGTGATTCATTGCAATTCTCCCTTTCTATTTTCGCCTACCATCATCAGCATGGAGCGGCGATTCTCCATGGACGGGGATTGCTCCCTGTTTCTGCTACGTGTATTTCAATTCCATGAGGTTTGGGAATTGTCCCAAAATAAAGCCCGTGTAACGCAGAGGCATATCCATATCGCGGACAATCTTTTCGATTTCTGCATTATCGACGCCGTTTGTGTGAAGTTGTTTGAGTAGCTTGCATACAAGAAAAAGGCGCTGATCTTTGTTGACTATTTTTGATAGCTTCACTTGCGTTGTCAAATCCATTTTGATCATCCTTTTCGTTTGCGGGACATTCCGCGACAGGGAATCGCTTCCCTGTTTCGACCGTTCCCAGGCGGTCCTCATCAGGCAGGTTGAGAAAAATGCAACGCGATGCAATGAAATCCGCACGGTTTCGCAGCCTGGCACAGCGCGTCAACATCGAAACTATTATACGGTGCGTACAGATAGTCTCGACAGCAAACGCCATTTATGATCGTTTCGATATAGGCATATCGCTTACTCTTTATCTTGACGATGTTGAGTGTCTTTGTGCTATCGATAGTATAGTGTGACAGTATCGCGGTCCAGTCGTGTATTTTTTTCATGATTCACTCCCCTTTCTCTACAAAGTCGATAAGTTCCGCATTTGCTTCGTCATGGGACATGCCGCCCATCCGCAAAGCATCGTAGCATGTTGCGCGGTTATATATCCCGCAATCCCACCCGTATACATGCCATGTCCTGTCGATGCTATCATATGCGATATATCCGCCATCTTTGCGCCATTGCGCCATTGCTGCTGAAAAATCCATGGCCTATTCTCCTTTCAATTCCACACCGCTTCCAGTTTAATCATCACCAGTTGCGCCGATATGGTACGTTGGCAATCCAGCACGGATACCGCCGCTTCAATGGCGTCTATCATTTCTTCAGTGGACATTGCTATTCCCTTTCCGGATTACAAGAGGATACCATCGTCAACCAATTTCAAAGCGTAGCCGATACTGTTATCGGCTTTTGTGACAAGCTTTTTGAAATCATCGAGAGGCCTTCCGCCGTCAAGCCCTTCGGCTATGGCTATGCGCTGAACCTCTTTGGCGTATACTTCGGTGAGACTGCCAGTATCTAGGCGGCGGGTTAATTGTACCCTTGTCGCACGTCGAAAAAACGGTACCAGTTCTTTCTCACTCACTCCATCGAATAATGCGCCTTCGCCATCCATTGTCGTAGTAAACGCCATATATGCCCATGCTGGCATGTTTTCCATAATGCCTAGCATTTTCGCCACAACAGCCGCTTTCATCCTATGCGCCTCATTCACGATAATCGCTTGTGGCAACATGCTAGAATGCTTGAATCTTTCTTCCATATCATTCATGACGCTTGCCGTGATATCATCGCCGGAACCGTATTCCATGACGATACCCGTTTCGCCACAATGCTGGCTTGCGACAATCCTTGCCAGTGTAGTTTTCCCGCACCCCGAAGGGCCAACGATGAAATGGATTGCTTTGCCCGTTCCGTTTCGTGTCGTATGTTGGATAATTCGGACGGCTTTCTCTTGACCGACCAATGCGCTAAACGCTTTCGGACGGTATTTTTCAGTCAACTGCATGGCTATTCCTCCGTTCCGATTGTAGAGTTATGATTGATTGCAATCTTGTTATAGGCTTTCCAGTATTCCTGGCGCGCGTATGGCGTGTAACTTTCAGCGCCATACATTTCAAGAAAACGCGTTTGGTCATTCGCTTCCATATCTGGCGCATCTTTCCCTACGCGAACGATATCCAACGGAATCCATGAAGCGTCAACCGTGTCGTATGCATATTTCACACCCGCCTTGCGCGCAAACATGATCGCGTTCATTGCTGTTCCCTTTCTGTTTTACCCTTGTTTTGAGTCTGACAAACCGCTCTTGATACCCTACTGAAAGAGCGAGTAGGGTATGGAGAAAGGTTTTTACATCCAACTGCTTTTAAGCGCATATCCGCCAGCATAATCCGGCTCACCGTTCCGTGTCCCATGTGGTTCGGGAGTACCATCCGGCCAAACAGCCGCACCGAGATTATAGACGCACGCAAAGCCCATATCCATGCCGCAACCGTCGACGGTCATGCCTTGCTTGTCCTGATTCCACGCCCCATAAACATCAGCAAGCGTCATGAGATATCCGATATGGCGCGGCGCGCCGTCAACGTAAATCACAAAGTCGATAACACGGCGCATTCCGCTTTTCGATACGTGCCGAAGGATGCAAAAGACTGTATCCTTCGGTTTGAGCATTGCGCGCAATTCCGCGATCGCTTCTAACTTTTCCGCCAAACGCTTTTTGGTCATCTTCGCCATGATTGCATCCTCTTTTCTGTTTATTGCGCTTATCCATAAGCGCTTTTTGTATGGCCATGGTGTTAGGCATGACCATAGGAAAAGCGTTTCAGTCGCAATAGATACGCGTACCTTTTGATTCAATCCAAAAGCAGGCCACATTTCCGATACCCTGAACGTATACCCTATACCATCGGCCTTCGCGAAAAAGCATGATATGCGACGCGCGTTTCGCGTATGGTCCTTTGTAGATATTTCGACTTGTCCATGGCGTTTCCTTTGTCCGATAATCGTGCATCCTGATTCTTTGGATTGCCATGATCTATCCCTTTCCGTTTCTGAGCGAGTGAACCAGGGTATCCGAATGCCAAATCTCCACAAGACGCTTGAGACCGGCATAGTCTTTGTTGTTGAGGTACCAAAGGGCTTTTTTCGCGTATTGCGCTTGTATGCTACTGGCAAGCGCGCGGTTTTTCACGTCCGCTAGGGTATCCATATCACACCTCACCGAAAAGAATGCCGTCAAGCCTGTCAACTTCTTCCCATGCAATCGCTTTTTCTTCCGCCGTGAGATTGCTTTTGCGGACCAATGAACGGAACATGTATTCCGCCCACAGGGTTTCGCGCTCTGTTGTTTGCGCGATTGTGCATACGATGATTTGCATGTCTGCCTCTCCTGATTGTCCCGGCCTGATTGCCGGTCATGCTGTATATCGGCGCTAGAGGACAATATCCGCCGGTAATTCCGGGAAATCGTAGAGAAAGGACGGAAAATAGGCGCAAAAGAGGCTGGAGATAGGCTCATATGGACCGAGAGCGAGCCGGTCCGGTGGGATTGCATTGCCAAGGTGATAGCCTGAGGTGATAGCCTGAGGCGGATAATGGGCCATGGATAGCATCGGGATAGGTATTGAGTAAGGTACGGATTGACGGTGATTAGCGGGGCAATAGGGGCATGACTGAGGTGATCTCGCGCGAGTAAGCAAGGCGACGGTGGTGTGATAGGGGAGAGAACAGGGAGAGAATAGCCAATGGGTA